AGATGATCTGGTTAGGCCGTGCTACTTCCTCGTTGTAAAGAAACTCGCCAGTGGTGTTGTCAATCCCTGTGAACTCGTACTGTGGCAACGCCAGCACAGTAAACGTGCCGTTAAACGGCGCGCCAATCGAGCCAACAGTTATGGATTGCCCAACAACAATGTCAGTTGGCTCTAACGTGCTTATGCACGCGTAGTTGCTAATGAGTTGTTTTGTAGCGGTGTTGTAAGTTGCCATAGCGGTCTAAGTCCGCTACAGACTAAGCGATTACGATGCCCTGAATAAACGAGGACTTAGCAACAAATGTTGAGAAGTAACCGTAGTAAGAGAACGTGCGGCTTAGTGTCGATGGGTTAGCGATTGACAAAACACCCTGTTGTGCTTCGTAAATTTCAAAGCCCGGTGCGTAAACAACAAGCATTGTGCCAGAGGCGAAGTTGTTATCAACAACCAGCTGCAAGCCCATTACGTTCATGTTGTTGTAGCCCATGCCGCCAACTTTGCCGATCGAGTTTTGGCCCATAATGCCATCGGTGACATAACCCAAAACTGGTCGTTTGTTGCTGTCCAACTGTGCACCCAACTTTTCCCACACGTCTGGGCTTACGCACAAGTGTGTTGGAAAGTAGTTGCTGTCCTCTGCAATTTCGCGTGCTGCGTCATACAAAGAGTTGATCAACGATGTTGGGTCACCAGCGGTAACAGTCCATGTTGAGCCTGACGCTGTTTTGCCTGTGACAAGTGCATCTGCTGCAATGTCATCAGTCTTGATCAGGTACTCACCTGCAAGGTCATTAAGAATAATGTTCATTGACGCTGGGTCAGTAAAGTCCATGTCTTGCATTGTCAACGTGACTTGACCTGCAACAGTTGACTTTGTAACCGTGTTAGATGCAATGACCATTGTGGTTGCGCTAACTGCAGAGCCTTCGGTCTGTGTTGCAGCGCTTGTGTGCGTGGTAATTGTTGGCCTAACAAAAGTTTTGCTAGGTGTGTTTGGCATTGAACGTGCACCAAAAGCGGTGACAACTGGACGCACAAAGTTCAGGTCTTGGAACACTGGCCCAAGAACTGGCACTGGCAACAAGCCGGGTGTGTCTGTGGTCAAAATATCGCCTGCAGCTGCTTGCAATGCTGTTTGCTGATCGCGCACGGCTTCTTTGTAGGCGGCGTTGACGTTGTAAAAAGTGTCACCGCCCGCGTGCATGGCCGCCAAATATTCGCCAGCGCTCGGCATGGAAAACTTGCGTTTTGCTTGTGCAAAAATTGGTGCAGTTGGGATGGTTGCCTCGACTGCTGGGATGGTTGCTTCGCTCATGGGTTCTGTCTCCTGTGTAGGTTCTGTTTCTATAATACTTATTTCTTCATCTTCGTGTGGGATACTCGCTGCGATGTCGGTGATGATCGCACCTGCAAATGCTGGCACTGGCACTAGCGACAACTCGATCCAATCGGCGGCGGTCACTGTGATCGTTCCGTCTTTGGCTGTGGTGTATTTGATTGGGTTTACGCCAACCGATACAGAGTCCAAAACTCCGTCCTGTGCAAGAATTAACGCCTCATCGCCAGCCTGTGTTTTGCTGATCTTGGCCGTAAACATCATGCCCTCTGGTGTATCCACGCGCTCTGTAACAATGCCAATGGCGTTAGTCGAGTCGTGGTTCATGTACAGGCGCGGTGCTTTGCCATCAACTGGCAGGCTGCCTGCCTCAAAGATTACTGACGTGCCATCGGCAACGGTGGCGGCAACGCCGTAGGGCACTGCAATTCCTGTAATTTCGCGGCGGCCAGCCTCGCCAGCTGCAGCGTCAATCGTTACCTGTGATGCAATAAATTTAATCATGATTGCGACTGTACCTCATCGTAGGACTCTGGTTGTGCCATTTCGTTGCGCTCGCTGTAATCACCCATTAGGTAGCCCTCAACGTCAAACTCAACATATGTGCCGTTAGGCAAAACATTGTTTTGGCTTAGTGTGCCGGCTATGCAATCGGCGTAGGCGCGCGCGCCAAAAGTCCACAGATCGGCGCGGCTCTCACTGCTCGATTGGTAGGAATAACTGCCTACCGACACGCCCACCAAATATGGTGGCACGTTGCACAAGCGCGCCATTTCCATTGCCTGAAATTCTGCAGAGTCAATCAAAAGCATTTTGTCTGGGCTTGTGCTGGTTTCGGTGTACGACAAATACTCGTTTAGCGCGGCGGTCTGATTGGTCATGCGCGCTGCGTTAAATGCGCTGGCAAGATCGGCAAGTTCTTGTGCGTTTAGTGGCTCGCCACCAGTTTGCTTAAGGATGCCTGCAGGGATGGCGCTTGATGCGTTGCGAAACCGTGCAGCTTCTAATTTTAGTGCGGTAGCAACTGATTGCTGTGACATTGACGTAATGCCCTGAATAGGTGAGAGAAACTGCACCACGTCATCTGGGTTTAATTCGCCACCGCTAAAGATAATTTGTTTGGATGGCGCAAACCACACTGGGCCAGCTTGATCAAGTGTCTGCACCATAGATGCTGGCAGGCGCGTGTAAGACGCTGGGAAACCGTCTGCGGTGCGTGAAGTAATATACCAAAACGCACGACCATAGAAAAATAGATCGTCAAAAGTCCACGACAAAACAAAGTTGTTTGGCACGGTTGGATCAATACGGCGCAACCAAGTACGCGGCGCTAATGGCATTTTCTCCATCTCATCGCCGTTCCACATTTCGTTGTACATACGCAATGGCATACATCCAATTACCGATGCGATCAGGTCGCGTGCTCGACTAACGGTAGGCACAGACATTGCAGCGTTGCGTGCTTCGCCCTCTGTGTAGTTGTAGTAAACGCCAACCATTGCAGCGCCACCGTTGTTAGATGACGGCGAGTAAAAGTTGTTGTAGCCAGTGCCAGCGGCAGCGGCTTTACCTGCTGGCGGCGAAATAGCGGCCTTAGTAACTTTGTTAAATAATGCCATGTCTTTAGTGTGTCACAGTCTGTGCTTGTTGTGGTGGCATCGGCCCGGTATGCGATGCGGTATCCCGACGATAAGCAAGCCATCGAGCCGATGCCAAGATGAGCCTAGTGGTTAGACACAACCAACATAGGTTTGCCAGATGACGTAGGACGGCTGGTCAGAGCTGCTGCCCAAACCATGCAGCGCGCTAGTTCTATTGGGCCTGGACTTCGTTGACTGCTAAGTGCTATGGAATTCTGACTGCGTACGGCAACCGCTCGCGAGCAATGTTCAGCAAGTTGTGTTGAGCCGTCATGCCATAACAGTTTTTCGTTGATCATGTTTTTTACTGACGGCGTAAATTTAAGTATTTCGCCATACCCAACGACTACCCTGCGGCGCTCTAGAGATAGCGGCCAGTGGTTGTCAACGGTTGGTGTGATCGCAAACTTGATTTGTAAGTTAGCGCACAGGCGCTCAACGTGGCTCAACATTTCGCTAAATGTGTCGGCCACAAACTCAACTGTTGCCACCGTGCGCCGATCAGGTAAAGCCACGCAACGCACCGCAAAATACCGTGTGTCATCAAGGCTGGTCTCAATTGCTACCGTGCCGCCGTCTGGTATTTCGCCCTCGTACTGCAAGGCTGGCCACTGGCCCGGCTGTATCCAAGATTTGTCGCTGGCAACCCACAAGTTACAAGACGCACGCAGGAACGCTGCTCGATCAGGGTTTTCTGACTCTGCTAGCAACGTGGCTTCGGTCAAAGTTATGCCTAGCGCTGGGTTGCCATAGACCCATGCCTCTGGGGTCATCGGGTTTATGTCTGGCGGCGGTGACCACTCTGCAAAATAAAACGATGCGTTTTTGCCTGTGTCAATAGCGCGCAAACCTTGCTCACGCCAACGCAACATTGCTGTGCTTGCCTCTGTGCCAGCCGTTGACCACATAGACAACAGCGGTGAAACCTGTGCCCGTTGAGCCGGCAACAGACCGCCGTCTATAACCTCGCGCGAAATATCCCACATTTCATCGGCCACCACAAGCGATGGGCTAGTTCCGTGACCCACAGAATTATTGGCGGCGCGCACCAGCCAAGTTGAGCCGTCAGGCATCGTTACTCTGTTACGCCCATATGATTTCATTAGGGTTGCGTTAAAACGCTGTTCTAAAATAGGCGATAGTTCGTCAAATAACATGACGGCTAGATCGAGCCTGTGCGCGGTAGATAAAACAGTCTGTTTCTTGCCACGTATCTTTGGCATCTCTGTAAGCCACCAACCAATAAGAGCTGTTAGCGCAGTGGTCTTACCGCACTGGCGCGCCGTAGAAACAAGGCTTACTCTGTTAACTAACTCAAAGTTTTCGTCATAAAGCAGCTGACCGTCAAGCGCGGTGTACTGCCAATCCATAAGTTCCACGCCCAGATGCTCACTGGCAAATTCCCTAACTTGCGGCGCGAACGATCCCACGTGATCGGGCCTCGATGTTTGCAATCGTGGCTGTGCATGACCAATCCCTGCCGGTACTGGCTGGTTAGGGCTGGTTGGGATAGACAAGACTTGGGTCGGGGTGATGTTTTCTTTCTCAGAAAAAAACTCTTTTG